CTGCATTAGTTGGTGCTTCAGTCAGGAATGAACCTGAAGTCTGGAAAGCGGATTGCTCACGGAGGAATTTTTCTTGGTTTTCTAGCAGGACTGCGGTTACCGCCTTACGATGGGAATCTCTGATTGGATCAAGACCCTCATAGTTGAGGAGAGGTGCCCACTTTTCCTGCAGATGCTCGGAATGGAACATTTGCGTTTACCTTTGTTTTGTGGATGTTTTGTTTGAATTATATTAAATTCAATTATTTGCTAAATGATGAAAGAGTCTTAAGGTAGTTAGCCATTGATCCCGAAACATATTCAGGTGAACTATCTACTCCTTCAGACAGAGTTTCAGTTTTAGCAGAAGAAGATACTGTTCTTGATGGGAAATATGATTCCCTCAGTGTCTCCAGTTTTTCACGATATTCTTCTTCACTTTCAAACTCAACACTTTCGGCAAGTGAAGCGAGTTTCTCTTTCTGAGTAGCAGCAAGGCCCTCAGAAATCTCATCGAAGATTCCGTCAGCAACCGACTCTGCGAGACGCTTGTTTAGGGAAACATTTTTTTCGATTTGCTCGTTGAGTTTTGTCTCCATTTCATCAAGTTTTTCTACCATGCTCTCAAGTACATTATATTTTTCTTCAGGGATTGATACATAATGTTCTTCAAAAAGTCCTTTCAGACCAGTCATGAAGGATTCGGTTAACTCTTCCTTCAGACCACCTTCAATAGTGAGCGTATTCTCTTGGAACCACTCATCTGCAACATACTCCAGGTAAGAATCAACACGCTCTGAAAGAGTTTCTGCGATTTCTTGAACCTCTTCAGTTAGACGCTCTTCATATTGAGCCTCTAGAGATTCCTTAACTTGATTTACTTTTGAGATAATTGCTGCTTCAAAAATTGTTTTTGCTTTTTCCTTGAACTCTTCAGAGAGTTCTTCTCCTTCGATAAGAGCATTGACATCCTCTTCAATATCGTACTGCTCTTCTACTACCTCTTCTTCACCTTCCTCTTCACTTTCTTCAACTTCTTCTTCGGAAATTACAGATTCAATCTCTTCAGTCTCTTCTTCTGAGATCAGATCTTCATCTTCAAGTTCTTCTTCCTCTTTCATGCCACGCATTCCTTCAGCAGGCTTAGCACCTTTGTTTACAACATCCTTAACTTGCTTAAGTGTTCCACCAGGTGTTTTTAGTTTTGCTGAATCATCATCAGACTTATAATTTTCTGGTGTAGGTCCACCCAAATCTTCCCAAGAACCACTTTGTCCATCTGGAATATTGCCAGATAGTTTAGCCATTGGTTCCGCTGCTTTAGCGCCGGCATTGACTGCAGTTTTGGATTGCTTTGTGCCTACTTCCATTTCTTGTAATTGTTTGCCACGAGACATTTGAACTCTCCGATTTTCCTGTATGAAATCTATATTTATTTATAAATTAATAAATTACAACGAATTAATGAAATCATTGAATAAGTTTAATTTATGCTCTTCCAATCTTTTTTGATCGACAAGAGTATTAATTCTTCTTTGAGTTTGCTCTGCAAGTTTCTCACGAAGAATGCCACCATCCCAAATCCACTCTTTTCCTTCCATGATTCCCTGAACAAATGCATCTGGAGCAGAAGGATCTGCTACAATATCAGCAGCAGTAGCGAGCATAAAATCTTCACCTACTTCATTGAAACCTTCTTTGGTTGGTCTCAATGAACCAATACCACGAGAAGAAACACCTAGACAAACTCCCTCTTTAAGTAGAGATTCTGCAATCTTACCCATTGGAGTTGATAGGATTTGTGCCTTACCAACAAAATTATTACCTTCTTTCTGAAGATCAACAATTTTATGCGAAACTCTATCAAGGTTCACTGTTGGTCCATCTGGATGACCAAGTTCGCCTAAAGCACGACCTTTGTTTACATACTGTTCGGTGTAACGCTGCACTTCTCTTTCCATTACAGGCATACGGTACATTCTACCGTTTCTGTTTACCTGTTCTGCCTGAAGAAAAACGCCTTTGATGAAAAGATTTTTCTTACCATTTACACTTTCGGTAAGAACTTCTACCTTTTCGATTTCTTCTCTAATTAGTTTCATTGTTCTTAGTTAGTGAATCCTACTTTTGATGCTTTAATTGAAGTCGATGTGTATATTACTTCAGAAGGAAGTTTTTCTAGAAACTCAACTGAATTACCTGGCATACTAAATTCAAGTGCAGAAGGTGCTCCTACTTGAGTGGCAATTCCGACAGTAACAATTCCAATAGTATTATTATGAAGTCTTACACAAGTTGCACTACCAATACTTGTGGCAGAACCGACAGTAGTACCTGTACCAACTTCAGTCTCAATTATTTTCGTTCTTTGCATCTCTAGTGTATAATACTTAATAGTTATTTATTTATCAGTCTTCTTCGGCATCAATTTCTTCAGTATCTTCTTCGCCAAAAAGACTTGCTGCTACTGATGGTCGAAAAGAATCAATTTTTTCTGCGGATTTTGCAAATAGCATATCTTTAATCTTATCACTTATTTGTGATGGAGATTCGTCCGAAAGAATCATATCCATTAAATCATCCATTTTTAATGACCTTCAAAAATCACTAGTATTTATATTTCTCCACCCTTAGGAATCTGTGGAGCTTGAACTGATTTTGACTGAGATTCCAAATCTGGTTCCATAACTGGTTTTCCAAGATCCATTTCAGATGTTCCTGCTTCTAAAGGCATACCTGTTTCGGGGTCAACTGGAATATTAGGATCTGGAATAATGCCATCTTCAATTTCCTTCTTAATTAATGCGTCTTGCTCAATAATTTCAACATCAGTTTGTCTCAGTATCTTTCTTCTAACGTAATCTTGCGAAAAATACTTTCCGACATATGGTTCTGCAGTGGCAACCATATTTAATCTTTCATTTAGAAGTTCGGAATCTTTTAGTTCCGAGAAGTGGTTATCATATAAGAAATCATATTGAATATGCTCACTCATTAGTTCCCAATCTTCGGGTGCAATGATATTTTTGAGAATTAGTTGAGTTCTCAGCATATCATTAAACATGTTGGAAAATCTTTTTCTCAATCGGCCGACAAATTTTGTAAATTTCAATTCGTCTCTTAGAATTTCAGATGAGCGACCAAGATTAAACCCACCTTCTCCATCCATTCTCGATGGTGGAACATTCAATGAACGATAAAGTTTTTTCTTAAAGTATTCAATATCAGTAATTTCTCCAAGATTCTGTCCACCTGGAAGAGTTGTAATTTCAGTTCCTCTACCACCTTCACGGCGAGGAAGCCAAAAATCTTCAAGCATACTCATATACTTTTTATCATCACGAATTTCTCCAGTATTGGCATCATATACAAGTTTGTTACGATAACGCATCATAACATCGCGGAGATATTGCTCTGCTTTTACTTTTGGCAGATTACCTACGTCAATATAGAAAATTCTACGCTCAGGAGCACGAGACAATCTGTAGATAACAAGTGAATCCTCAATCATGCGAAGTTGATTAAGTGACTTGATTGCCTTATGTAGATATGAAAGAGTATTTCCTTTGTTTCTATCTACCAAACCAGAAGTGCAATAAGTTATAGAGTCCTTTGCCATTTTAATTCCTTGGCCAGGACCAGTCGAATTTACGTTACCTGTTGGTTGATCACCTTTTGGATTATAAATGAAGTACTCTTCAATTTCTGGAAAATCATAATCCATCGGATTATCACTTCCAAATCTCTGAGTATTAATTGGTAAATTTTTATTATCTTTCTTTTTATTCTGTCTAATATAACGCATTTTCATTGCGTCAATATAACGCAATTCCTTGATTCCTTCGTGTGGATTTTTTAAATCAATTACTTTGTGATAATAAATTCTTCCATCAATATACCAATTTCTATAAATTTCGTGAGATTTCTTATCAAAATCCAATAGATCCAAAAGATACTTAAATTCTTGTCTTATCTTCTTTTTGATTCCATCACTTGCATTTAGATTATCCAAATCAATTTGAATTGGAGAATCATTAGTATCCGATACAATTGCCTCATTAACAATATCTTCGATTGCACTATCAACTTCTGGATGAAGCGACATCTCTCTATATCTTTTGATTAATTCAAATTCAGTTCTATATACACCCTCAATGTCAACGTAAGAACCAAAAAAACCACTGCTCAGGTAGTGGTCTACTCCGTCCTCATTATTTTGAGGAACTGGAGAAACCGCACCCGGAGACAGTGGTTCTGAATCTTCAATTGAAAAACCAAATAGTTTTGCCATT